CCAACAAGTCCTAGTCAAACTCTTTCCCTATTATAGGGTTAGGGTCTGATGAAAGATTTGCTGGAATAGGCAGCAAGGTTGATGTATGGCCTAGGGTATTATACCTAATCCATACACTTTATAAACTCACTGGAGAATCTTCAATGAACCTTAAGTGCTTAGCTAAGAGGATCTTGCTCGGTTTCGCGTTTGCGAGTGGGATCTTCCCATTTAACAAACCGAACCATGCAGATCTTCCTGGCCACGGCACTTTTAGGCTCTATGATGATCACCTCCCGTATCTATTTATAGATACGTGTGCGTTTATAACCGAAGCATCGCTTCGGGAGGCGTGTCCCTCTTCTAACAAGGAGATGGCATGACAACCCCTAGCGCAGTCTGGAGCAACTTACTTGTTGCTTTAAAGGGTGTATCTCCCTCAGCTGGGCGGAATACTCTCTCGTTTAGTTTCATCTTCCGTTCGAGCGAATATTATTTCGAAACGGAGAGTTTCTCGGAGCATTCTGAGATTCCCATCCGTTTTGAATATTTTGTTCGCGAGAACGCTAGACGAACTTTCCGAGCGTATATTCGGTTCAGATATAAGGGCCAAAATCCTTTAAACGTAAGGACTCTGACGCGACGACTAATATGGCAGCCGGCCTATTACCCTGTAAAGGGTCATAAGCTGAAAGTCGTATTTAGTTGGACGTTTGACGTATCCTTAAAGGCTACGCCAGCGCTCAACCCTGCTTATGGTGGGTTAAAACCCTTACCTGGGCAGGTCGTCCCGCTTAGGAGGAAATCGTCCAGCCAGATTTCTCGGCAGGTAACCGGAAATCTGCGGGCTTGGTTTCGAAAGAAAGCAAGCGGTAATAGTGCCAGACGATGGCATAATAGATCTGCTAGTAGAGTGAATCCCGTGGTTGTGAATACGACCTATCCAACCGAGCTTTTCACTGCGCAAGGTCCAAGTGTCACCACCGATGATCTCGGTGAGGTCACTTACCAAACGTTTGAAAAGAACGTGTTGTTTAGGGCGGTCACACCGGACTTCTTCTCCACTGACAGGCGCTATTTGGCTCCTTTGCCTTATAGCGTGGTCTATCGTGACATCGACGACGCGATGGGATACCAAATCAATCATAGCGATGACGATTGGTCAAAGCAAGAATGGTATGGTCCTACGCGCTGGTTCTATGACCATCCGTATCCCTTGGACTCTTCAGAGGTCCCTGGGGTAAAAAACAAGGCAATTGGAAAAGTAGTTGGCAAGTCTGGAATGGATGTTAATAACATCCTCCAAGACGGTGTCCAATGGTGGCAATTGGAAGATCTCGTTCTTGGCAATGCCAAGCGGATAGTCCAAGCGCTCCTCTACGTCAAGTCTTTCAATTTTGGAAAGGCTGCCGCAGTTCTTTTCCACGGATCAAAACCTAGATTCCGTCCGGGTGGCGGCCCGTCATACGCGAAATCCGTAGCCAATAACTGGCTCGAGTTTCAGTATGGCTGGAAACCACTCCTTCAGGATATCAAAGGATTGATCGAGTCATATCAGCAGTACGCTGATCCTGACTTCCGAGTTTATACGGTCCGTGCTGGTGCGAGTGGGCGTGCTACGTATACCCTACCCTTGTATGGGCCCTTCCGGGCTTCAATACAATGGGTAAACGGTATACGTGCAGGGACGCTTCGTATAGAGAAGAAAACGACGTACCAGTATGGTATATCGTACTCTCTAGACGATCCGACCCGTGCATTCCTCGCTCAAACTGGCTTTCTGAACCCTCTCGATCTAGCTTGGGAGGTATTACCATTTTCGTTTGTGGTTGATTGGTTCTTGCCCGTAGGACAATACCTAGAAGGATTGTCCAATTTCGAGGGACTAAAATTCCTCGGCGGTTGGGAATCAGTCAAAACCATCAAACACAAGTATGTCATCCTCGACAGAGAATGGGCACAGTACCAAACCTGGAATGGAAAATGGAGCACCTATAAGGTGCGTGGGTTCACTCACGAAAGATACTGCGCTTTTACACGCAGCGTCTTAAATGATTGGCCCCATATGGAGCCGCCATCTTTCAAAAATGGCTTATCTCCAGTCCATATCCAAAACGGGATTGCCTTGCTCGTCTCTGTCTTCGGATAGCTAGTGACATGCGCAAACCTTTTATGATGGTATTTTCCATCTTACAATGAGGTAATCAAATGTCAGCGTTTAGCGACATCCTCGTGGCGTCGAATGCGTCGGGTTCCGTGAAAACGGATTCGACAACTCCGGCCTACGATACGACGTTTAGCCCCGATGGTCAGATGACTCCGGGTGTCTATCGTTGGGTGGACCGTTCGGGCGGTATTGCCGTCGGTTTTCCCGTGATGACCATGTCCGTGCGTCGCCCCACTAAGGGGTCTCGCATGTACAAGATCACACGAAAGCTCTCCATCCCGACCCTGGCGGATGTGTCCTACTCGAGCAGCGGCCTTACGCCGCCGCAACAGGTGGACCACAGCTGTCAAGTGACGGAAGAGTGGATCTTGCCGGAAGCGAGCACGCAGGCCGAAAGGCTTGCACTGTTCTACTTGAACAGGTGCTTCAATTCCAGCAACATCGTGACCAGCGACGGATCGGCGAACCAGGATACCGGTTCTCCGCTCATCGCGGCGATCACGAGTCTTGAGCCGGTCTACTCGTAAGAGTAGATTAACTCAACCCTCGTCTCTCTAGGAGAACGACTATGTCTTCTAAGAAGTATAGTCAGACTTTGCGTGACGCAAAGTCCTTTCGTGTAGCACCGGAGATCACTCCGAGTCTAGCTATTGACTTTCTCGAGTCGCTGGATTGTCCTCGAGCCCTATCAGTTGCCATTCTCCTTAGGAATAAGGAGTTTGAACAACTGGTTAAGCTTGACTTCAATCCGGATCATTACCTCACGGTAAATGATCTTCGCGATGCTTACGCCGCTACCAACTTCCTTTCAAAGTTCAAGGATTTCTCCTTGCCCTATGATCTGGATGAGGTTGCGTTTGAGAAATTCGAGAAATTCGAATCTCAATGTAAGCACACTAATGATCGCTTTATGGATCTAGCTAATGACCCACTTTATCGTGGCGTCATCGTCGAACTGCATGGTGCAGTTCAGCGAAAAATAGCGAAAATCCTTGGCGACTTTAATGCCGAAGAGTTCTTTAGCTTAGGCGATTGGGGGCCTGGCGCGACTACCTTGATAAAAGGTAATAGTGCTAGTTCAACCAATAAGTACCTACGTGAAGTAGGTATAACACGTGATCTGTTTGACCTCGTTTCCAACGGTAAAGGTGTTACTTATCTCACTGAGGTTTATCCTCAGTGGGGGTTCCACCTTCTCGAGGCGGGTTTTCCCCACTTCGAGGTTGGCAATAAGGTTATTACTGTCCCTAAGAATGCGAAGACGAACCGTGTTATCGCTGTCGAACCTGGAATCAATTTATGGTTCCAGAAATCGATCGGTGACATGATAAGTCGACGCTTACTTAGGTGGGGCATAGATCTCAGAGATCAGACTAGGAATCAAGAACTTGCTCGCTCTGGTAGTGTAACATCAGAGTTGGCAACTATTGATTTCTCTTCTGCTTCTGACTCTATATCGAAGCGCCTCGTCGAAGAATTGCTTCCTCGGAGGTGGTTTCTTCTTCTTGATGCTTCGAGGTCCCATTTCGGCTGGGTCAAAGGTGAGCTAAGGTTGTGGAACAAGTTCTCCAGTATGGGGAACGGTTTCACTTTCCCGCTCGAAACCCTTATCTTCTACTCGTGTGCCCTTGTTGTTCGAGAGCATTTGAGATTAGATGGTAAGGTTTCAGCATTTGGGGACGATGTTATTATCCCCTCTGCTGCTTATGACCTTTTCTCTCGGTTGTGTACCTTTTATGGCTTTTCCGTGAACCCAGATAAAAGCTTTCATCTGGGATTCTTCCGGGAGTCATGTGGGTCGCACTTCTACCGAGGCCGCGATATTAAGCCCATTTACCTAAAGGAAAATGTTACCACCGTTCAAGCTTGCTATAAGCTGGCTAACAGTGTTCGTGAACTATGTCATCGCCGGAATAATTACTTCGGTTGTGACATACGTTTCGAGCGCCTGTTTAATCGCCTTCGCCGTTTGGTTCCTAAAAGCACACAGCTTTTGGTCCCTCGTGGGGTTGGTGATTGCGGCTTTGTCTCAAATTTAGACGAAGCAGCGCCAACAGTTCAACGTGCGACTACTCACCAGTCCACAAAATGGATTGAGGGGTATTTCGTCGCTGGACTGTTTGATGTGGCTCGAAGCCACCAGGTGGACCACATAGGTCTTCTTCTGGACCGATTGTGGGGCTTGCGCCATTCTGAAGATTCTTTCACGTCTAGATTAGATGTGAAAGGCTTCGGTCTGGCAATATCACGTCGTAAACTTCGTAATTTGCACAAAGGCAATTATGACGTTTACAGAGGCCGAACTAAGAAACGCGTAATACGTTTCTTAGTAAGACAGTGGCCAGATCTCGGGCCCTGGTTGTAATAGGGGTCTATGTCATCTCTCTCCTTTTCGAAGGTTAGGGATTGGAGGGCTTAAATAAAGCCCATTAAGTG